CATCACGTTTGAGGGCGCGGCCGAATCAGTGGCGTTCGATGCGACCAGCGTGTACCGACTCAAGACGCCGGTATTCTACGTGCTCGGAGCCGGTACGCTCGCAGCGGGGTCGTTCCGAAAGTACTGCTACGCGACGAACTCGTGGACGACCCTCGCGATCACCGGCCTTCCGGCAACGATTGGCACGGACGGTCGCATGGTGTCAACGCCCGCGTGGATTGACAGTGGCTTCAAGAGCTTTGCCACCGGCACCGCGACGGCGGGTGCTGTCTCGTCGCTGACAAACAGCGGCAAGGCGTGGGCCGTCAACCAGTGGACAAACGCTCAGGTGCGTATTTCCGCAGGGACCGGTGCAGGCCAGATTCGCACAATCGCCAGCAACACGGCGACCGCCGTCACGCCGACCGCCAACTTCACGGTTGCCCCTGACGCGACGAGCCAGTACAGCTTCGAGGGCAACGACGACTTCCTGTACTTCCTCGGCAACAACGCTGTCACCATGTACCGCTACAGCATCTCGGGCAATACGTGGACGACGCTATCTCCCGGCGTAGCGCGTGCCGGTGCACCGATTGCGGGTATGGGCGGCAATTGGATACATAGCGTCAGCGCGACGGACTGGAACAACGAAACCCTGATCCTCAACGGACGCTACATCTTCTCGATGCGCGGTGGCAGTGCCATTATGGACCGCTACGACATCGCAGGCAATACGTGGACGACGCTCGTCGGCGCACCGGCGACGGAGACGTTCGCCACGGGCACCAAGTACACGTACAACAAGGACCGGTTGTACATCCAGAAGGAAGCGACTGGCCGCTGGTTCTACTACGATTTCGCGTCGGGCGCGTTTGAGCCGTGGAGCACCATGACGTACACGCAAGGTGCGGCGGTGCTGGGCGACACGGCGTTCGATGTGACGTTCACCGACGGCGCGACCAATATTGAGTACATCTACATGGCCCTTAATACGTCTACGGTCGTGTTGCGGCAAATGGTGATCTGACCATGACCGTCCACCAGTTAATCGCGATGGCGCAGAAACGGTTGGTGTATTTGTCGCAACTGCAAGCGTCAGCCCAGTTAATCGGCGACGTGGAAGCTGAAGCGCGATGGGCCGAAGAAATCGCGCAGACCGAAAGCACGCTCGCCGCTTTGCTTACCCTCGTTTAAGCCGCGATGTCGTTACTGCTGCTCTTTCAGAACCCAAACGTAGGGTTGCGCGTCACCGTGCTGCAAGGCAGTACGGTGATTGCGCGGCGGCAGATACGCGCCTCAGAACTGGGCGCAATTGATCAAACGTACACGTTTGCGCTGACGTTTGACGAGTTATTGACGCTCGGAGATGTTGATGTCACGCCATTAGATATTGAGCTGACGTTCAGCCCGACAGCCAGTGTGCGTGGCGTCGAGGTTGATAGCGCCAGCGTGTCAGTGGTGCCGGGTGTTTTTAGCACGCCGCCTTCATCACCACAGACCGCCACGGCTGGCGCGGCGAGTGCCACCGCGACTAGTGCAGCCCCAGTACTCGCTGTCGCGTTGACCGCAACGGCTGGGGTGTCAGTAGCGATCACGACCGCAGCGACGCCAGTCATATCTGTTGGCGGACTGACTGCTACCCCCACACCGTCTATTGCCACCACAACCGCCGCAACGCCAAGTGCGTTGTTAAGCGGACTGACTGCGACACCCACGGCCTCTATCGCTACAGCAACTGGGCTGGCACCAGTGGTGGCGCTTGGCGCGGTAACGCGGACGACGACAGTTGCGACGGCAACAGCGACCAACGTAACCCCGGTGGCTGCGGTCGGCGCGATCACGGCCACCGCATCGACCGCAATCGCTACCGCAGTCAGCCTGACCCCATTTGCGTCGTCTGGTGGGCTGCTGGCGCAGCCGACTGCCGCTGTCGCGACCACTGCCGGACTACAGCCCGCCCTTTTCGCTGGCGCAGTCACGGTCACTATGACGGCAACGACAGCAGCCGCGACAGTCAGCACCCCGACAACGGCGGCTGGCGCAGTCACGGCGACGCCGTCGCCTTCTACGGCAGCCGCTACGGCAAACACGCCAGCCGTCACGCTGGGTGCGGTGTCTCGAACACCAGCACCGGCCATTGCCGCCGCCGCCGCCGCCACGCCAAGCATCACGCTCGGCGGCATGGTCGCAGCGCCAGCCCCCGCTGTTGCCACAGGAACACCCAACGGCATCGGCACAGCTTCGACCTACACTCGTCCGCTTGGTGTCACGGTTGCCACCGCTGTTGCACGGGACATCTCGACTGGTGGCCTCGGCGCACTAGTGACTGGCATCGTCACCATTGCCATGCCGTCCGTCAGTGTAAGTAGCGCGGGTCCAACAGTCGTTGCTGTTGAAATGGCGTACCAAAGCGTTCTGGCTACGGCAGCACATGGCGGCGTAGCCGTTGCGATACGTTCACGAAAGGGGGATTAGGTGGCAATACCGGCTGAGATTTACTGCGACAACGACTTGCCGATTGAAGTAGGGCCAATCAATATCCGAGCCTTTGCGACCGGCGCGATCTCGCTTGGCACGGGTATTACGGTCAACGCCATGCTCTCGGCGACGAACACCGTCTCGGCAACCCCCATTCATGCAGACCTGTCCATTGTCCTCACAGAGGGCGTCGGCTCGACTGCCGTGTTCTATGGCGGCTGGAACGGCGACAAGCTCACGTCGCGGCTGTTGCCGACCTACAAAGACGCGGTCGTCTACGTCATCGTCTGGTCGGGGCAAGACTTCCGTGTCGTCGGCTCCGTGACCGTCCGCGACGTGCGTCCGCTAGACGAGGCATAATGGCCCCCACGTTTGGACGCATCCTCCGCATTACCGCTGGCCAGCCACTGACGGTGCCGATCTACGTGCCGCCGTCGTGGGCGAAAGAGCCGATTACCGTCGAACTTGCCGATTCGACGAGCATACCGCTGGCCAGCACGCTCTCTGGCCGTGGGGCGTTCATTGCGCCAAACATTGCCACACGCACCTTCATGGCGCGTGACGTGCAGCTTCACGTTACGGACGGAATGCGCCTCTATCTCGTCGCCCGCTGTCCGCTTGGCGCGGTGAGCGAGCCAGTGACGACGACCATCGGCTGACGAGCGGACACTAGAAAGCCAGCGGTGGGCGGACCGCTGGCTCTATAGTAGACATGGAAACGGTAGTAACCCTGTCGTTCCGCCAAGTTTTTTTGCTGTCACCGAAGTAGCTCGCCGCTTCCTGCTCTCACACAGGCATCGGGTCGTGGCCGTCTCCCCGCACCAGCATATTAGCGGTAGGCTGTCATTCGCGCAAGGGCCATTAGATACTTTGAGTGCGTTTGAGGTCACCTACGTGTGACCACTGACCGTCGTGGGCGTGCCAAGTCGTTTACGCTCCACCAGTAGGTGAGAGAGCGCTGGTCGTGAATGACGACGCAAGCTTGACTCTGTGATAAAAGACGGGTGGCTTACTGCGACCGAGATGGCTTCCGTGTCCCTTGGCGCAGACACAGCCTCCACTCCATCAGGGTCAGTCAACGCCGTAAGCGCGTTGTCGTAGTCGCTCGGCTTGCGCCGTACTACGAGCTTCAAGGGTTGGTGGAGCACCATGTTGCTCGACAGCAGAGCATGGAATTGCTTGACCTTGTCGCGGTATCCCATTGAGTCGGCCACGCACCGTCTACCGTAGGCCCCGAGAAACAGAATAAAAACTCGGTCGAAGCCTTTACGGCCTCGATGACACGAAGTGTACGGCAAGGCCACGGGTTCCGCCAGTGCCAATACGCCGATCTTCCTACATCACAAATCTGCTGTCGGAGAGCACATTTGTGATCTACACGAGAGCAGATTTGTGATATTTTGGCCTTTGGGCTAAAAGTATACGTCTAAAACGGCATATAGATCACAAAAATGATGCTTTTTGGACCACGTAAGTCCTTATAAATCAAGGACTTAGCGAATGTTTCAGTCACACTACCGGATGACTGTACTAGGTGCTATATTTCAGGTTGTTCCATTGTAGTCAACGTCGTGATGACGTAGCGCACGAGGAAACGGTGCAACGGCCCGATGCCTGCACCGCGTCAGCGCCCGCCGCTGATGGCATCGGAGATATTTGACAACTGACTCACAAGCCCTTGCGCCATGCCATGTACGCAAGGCCACCAGCTATCACTGGTGCCACAGTCACGAAGAGCCCGTTTCCGGCCAAACCAGCGAATACAAGCTACAACCAATGGCGTCTGGTCCGCCGTCCGCTACCTATCCACAAAGTCTGGACGTGATGTTTTCGGCCCGCCCTAAACCAGCGTAACTGCCGCACGTTCGGTGAATGGAGAATAGTCGGTGTGAAATCCGGTAGGTAAGTGACTGGCGAAGGCGTCGACCTCCGCCCGCAGGATGTAAATCCCCGCTCCGCTCGGCCTGCGATAACGTACTGACAGTACGTAGCGTGACACTCTCACAATTTGCCGTGTAGCTGCCATGTAATCCTGCATGGCAGCGCACGCGACGTTCCGCCGCCCGCCTCACATAACCCATTTTGGAGCCAACCATGAAACGCCTTCCTGAACACAATCACGCAATGGTTCTCGCCGCGTACCAAATCTTCCGCGCCACCACGATGAAAAAAAAGCTAACGCCCGCGTCATTGTTTGACGCTTTCATGCGCGGCGCTTCCAATATCAGCAAGTACGAAAAGCGTTACTTCAAAGACAGCAGATTCACGCCCGCTGCCGCTGATCCTGCCGCTGCGTTCGGCGAAGCGCTCATGCTCTCAGAGTTGCTGTCACGCGATGGCTTCTTTGAGTTGCCGCCCGCCAGCGCTGCCCACATGAGCCTCAGCGACTACGGTTCTCACATCGCTCAGCGTCTCATGTTGGTGCCGAACTTCAACATCGCACTGCCGCCGTTCGCCCGCTAACTCTCACTGCACTGGAGCCTACCATGCGTACCGTCAATACTGCCGACACCGAATCACTCCTGCCCGTTCAGTCACGCGATGGCGTCTACTCGCGTTACAGCGGCAGCGAACTGCAATCTTCGCCCGCTATTCTCACTTACAAGATCATTCTTGGCCTCACCCGTCTTGCCGAGCTTGGCTACAAGCTGCCGGACATTGCGAACATGGTCGAGACTCGCGTCAGAAACCCGAACGCGATCCTGTCGCTCGGTCAAGCGTACACAGTGTTTGCCGCCGCCCGCGTTGATGAAATGCGAAAGGCGCAGACGCGGCAGCCGATCCTGCCCATTTCGCGCCGCAAGGTGAAGCGCAGCGCGTTGGTTGATTCCATCGTCGAGCGTATCGCATTGCGTTGCGACATCCTCTGGAGCATGGAACCGTGAGTCAAACCCGTTCTGGTCTGGCGACTGACAAAGACACGCGAGCGGCAATCCGGTATGTGATTTGGCAGTTAGACGCCAAGCTCCGCGCCCTGTACATCGAATGGCGAGCGGAGTGCGGTTCGCGTGATCGTGCGAAGTACGACGCCGCGTTGCGTGCCATGTGCCCTGACAACATCCACTACAAGTGGTTCACGAAGGAACGCTTCGGCTTTCGCTTTTCTTTCCGTGGCGACCACGAATTCATCATTCGCGTCAGCGAAACACAAATCGTCTGGTACCGAGTCCACTAACCGCCCGCCCACCTTACTGGAGCCACCAATGAAAGCCATCACGCAAGCCGATAACGCCATCTTAATCGGCGCAGCTATTTTATACACCGCACGAGAGCGCCATGGCATTGCGCCCAATGTGCTGTTCGATGTGTTCTGCGATGAGATCGACGCGGTAACTACGCTGCGAATCCCCGGTAAAGCGGCCAGTTTTCGCCGTGTGGCACGCTACACCAAGTCCGCCAACGCCCGCGCCTACGCTTCGTTTGGTCGTGCGCTCATGACGATGGAAGCGATGGAGCTTGAAGGTGTGTTTGTCCCAAAGCTTGCCAATCGCGTGCCGTTCGTGTCTGAAAAGTACGAAGAAGTCGTGTTAGGTCGGATGCTGGCGACGGCGTTAATTCCTGACTTTATCCCGTCGTCCGATGGTTGATTTCAAGCCGCAACCTCGGCAGCCGCTTCCAACCTACACGACAGCCCGCCCTATTCTTTTGCAGCACATCGCGTTGCAGTCGCAAGTCCAGCGAGACTTGCAGTACGTCGCTTTTCTCGCGTGCGCCCACAGCAGCCTGCTGGACGCACGCCGCACTACAGACCCTGACATTCGCTCGTATTTGGCGTTTCGCGCACGGTGCCATGTCCGCATGGCCCGATACTGGCTCCAGTTGACGCAGTCATGAAAGGCATTGACAGCACCGTTGTACTCATGAGCGCCCTGCTTGTGTGCGCTATCGCGTATGTCTCCGAGTACGCGCCGCCTCCACGGTATACCGCGTGTGTTGAGGCCACACGCGCCCTGCCATACCTCGCCATTTCGCGGCGTGGCGAACCGCTCTGGACCGCGCCAGAAACTGTCTGGCGTTGCGACAACACCACACTAACCAACGCCCGCCCATGTACATCGTCTTACTCCTTGCGCTCTACGCACTTGCCATGCACGCGCAGAAGCCTCCCGTCCGCTCTCGTCATCTGTGGTCCTGACTTCCTTTCACTGGAGACCGTATGCGGTTCAACAACAACGCCGAAATCCGTCAGCACGCCGCCCGCCTTGCTTCCGCGCTTGCGATCAGCACCATAGCCGACCGAAGCCCCAAGCAGCCGCTCGATGTATGCAAGACCTGCATCAGCACCGCGAAAATGCGAGCGCCTGATGATCTCCCCTCGTTTTTTCCAGTCGCCGTCCTTGGCGCTTCAAAGCGTTCTCCGTTTCTCGCCGTCTGCATCGTCTGTCGCGACCCTATCACTGAGACCGATGCCGGATGACGCCTTTACACCCGCTGAACTCCACGATGCGTTTCTGTCTGTTGCCAATTCGATAGACTGGCGGAAGCCGATCTGCCGCACGGTCACGGTGGAGTCAGACCGCGACACCCTCTGTATCCTCCGCGCCATCGACGCACTCGCTGGCGGCGGCGCGTCATACAGCACTTATACGCGGCGAGACGGACGCCGCACGCTTACCGTTCGCGCCCCCGGTTACGATGCGCTGATCAGCCGCACATCGCCGCCCGCCAACGCGACTCGGACCATCCTCGTCCAGTGCGATCAATGCACCAGCGTTTTCGATCAGTTTGTTCCCGATGCCGACACGCTCTCGGCGCTTTCTGCGCTCTGGTCGCCGCGTGGCTTTGGCCACACGACGTGCTGCGCCTCTTGCGATCCAGCCGCGTACCACCTTCCAACCCCCGTGTTGTGACCTACATCGACGTGGCGTACCATCGGTACGACGCCGCTCTTGCTATGGCGGCGCTCGCGATCCTTGCGCGGCTCGAAACCAAGCCCGCGTTTGATCGCGTCATCTACTGCTCAGAAATCGCGTGTACGCTCAAAGAAGCGAGCGGCAGTGAAATCACCAAAACAGTAGAGCGGATTATGAATCTTGTCCGCACGCCCCACCTTATTTCGCCTGAACTCGTCAGCGAGGCATCGACGATGCTGGTCGATGACACCCTCAAAGACGAGCAAGCGCTGATTATGCTGGCCACAATGGCGCACGAACGACGCACGACGTTTTCTCGGATGGTAGCGCGGTACAGCGAATACAAACGACCCTATTACACGGAGGCTGAACTTCATGGTACTAAACGCATCCAAACTTCAGTCGCGCACACGCACCGCACTGAAAGCCATCTACACCCTTATGCAGACTGAATCGCTGTCGTTCAACGAAGCGCGTCGGATCAAGCTCTTGCGCTTGGAAGCCACCGTCACCCGCGTCAAGCGCCACAGTCTCACTGTCAAGCCGTATTTGCGGCCCGCATACGCAGCCTGTGCCGATCTCTGGTACGCCGTCGCGCAAGCGGTCCGCGTTTGCACGATGTCCGAAGTGTTAGCCGTTGTAAATAACCCCACCGGAGCCAGCAATGACCACCAGCGAACCACGTCCCGTTCGGCTGTACAGCTTACGCATTAACGGCGAGACCGTGTCGACGTGCTATGCTCGCACGACGCGCCGCGCCATCCAACGCTTCATCGACGCCGGATTCTCCCGCGCTACCGTCAAGACCGCCACGATCCTCGCCAGTGATGTGGCATACTTGATCGGCGAGGACGAGCTATGAAGCGGCTCACCATTACTCCCGCCACGTTTATGTCTGCCGCTGAGGTAAACAGTGCGCTGGACTTTCTTGAGCGCACTGATCTCCCGTATAACGCCTATCTCGCTCGGCTTAACAGCCTTGATTCGTTCGTCCGCGCGAACGGCACGTTTGCCACGTCCGACGCCCGCGCCTTGCGTCGCCGACTTGACCACCTCTACGAAGAGACATGGTCTCGACACCCGCTGCGTGAAGCGGCGTTCGAGGCGTTCACGACCACCGCACGAACCGCGAAGTTCTGCGCTGGCGATAAGCGTCGTTGGCCCAAGTCGCTCCAAGCGCTGCTCGCGAGCAAGTTGGAAGGCTGTCCAGACGACGATATCCCCGTCTGGCTGACCGCGTGTCTTGCGTATTTTGCGTGTTCGACTGCCGGTGATATTGCCGCCACCACCGGCCACCGTGTCACGCCCATCTTTTTCTTTCGCTCTGCATGACATTAACCGCCCAAGCTGCCGATGCGGTTCGACGTAGCTTTGCGACAACCTACCGCAGCAAAGTGATGGAGCTTCGCAACCGATGGCTGCATCGCGACACGCGCAGTCCCGCACTGACCGCACTGGACGAGCATCGGCTGCATTGCTTTGTCAGAGATTTTGACAAGCTGACCGCAGATACGGAGCACCACGTTCGCGTGTCGATCTACTACGCCCTGCAAACGTCTTGCACGGCCATGCAGGTCGCGTCCTGCTACTCGTTTGTCATGTTGCCGAAAACGCCGCCGCGCATTATCCCCCGCTTGTCTGATGCGCCTGAGTCTGTTGTACAAGAGCCGTAACCTACACATGGAGCCTCTCACATGCCAGCCCGCTATACCTCTCACAATCGTCGTCTGGAGCCACTCATGAGCCATCTGCTTGCCGTGCTGTTGACGTGCCGCAATGCCGAACGCGCCGCTACGTCCCTTTCCGAGGCAGCCATTCGCGAAGCGCTTGTATTGCTGAATCGCATAACGCTTCGCAATGACTTGTCCGAGGCGTCCCGTACTCGCCTTGGTGCGCGACTCGACGCTGCACGCAAGGCGAGTCGCTCCGCGTACTTTGAGGCGATCCACTTCCGCCATGTGACCGCAGAACGCCCGCCCAACGATCTGAGGCAGTTCTTCGATTCAGGTTACTACACGACCGACAACGAGATGGCTCGCGCGGTGCCCGAGTTAGTGCGGCGCAACCGTGATGCTGCGTATCTTCTGAGCGCGTCGATGGTGGCGTGTCGGTTCTGGCAGCTTGGCGTGTTGGTTGCACGGTACCACGTCCCCAACATTAGCTCGGCGTTTGCCACGTCCGCTGATGGCGTCCAGCTTCGTATTCCGCAGCTGGACCGCTCGCAGTTGGCCGCACTCCCCCATCCCGATGAGCGTGAGGCGGCGTTTCGCGCTCAGTTTCCTGAACCGACGTACGGTGCGCCGTTTATCATTCCCGATGCACTGTGGCGCTACAGCCAGTCGTCGCCGTCGCAGTGCGCGGCGTGTAGCGCGTCGTGCTTGCACGGCGGCACGGACCTTACCGCCCCGCCAGCGCAGGAATTTGCAGGTCGCATGTACTGTACATCGTGTGCGTCGGCAATGGCACGGTGCGACTTGTGCCATCTGCAATCTCCCAGTTTGGCTCGGACGCACATCATACCAGTCGGCACTCCGGTGCCGTACCGTTCTTCGCAGCTTGTTTCTGGCCCGCGCGTTTGTCCAGTGTGCGTAGCCAACGCTGGCTTGACGACACACAACGGCTTTGTCGTCCCGCACCATGTCGCTGTGAACATGGTGTCGGCGACGATTCAGTCGTACAGCTTCCAGCCGACGTACCGCATTAACGTAGACGCCAATGAGCGGCTTGCCCCGTCTACGCTGTGCTTTGGCATTGAGCTAGAGTGTGGTCACACGTTTGGCACTGCGCGGCAGCAGACCATTTTGGACGGCCTCGCGTCTCCCGATATCTACTTCAAGAACGACGGTAGCATCACTGGCTTTGAGATGATCTCCCACCCGTTTACATGGCGCTACTGGAACGCGACTGGACGCGACGTATGGCGTGAGCGGCTGCGCTTCATTCAGGCGGCTGGCGTTCGGTCGTACAATGCCCCCGGCTGTGGTATGCACGTTCATATGTCGCTGGCCGCGTTTACGGTCGCGCAAACCGCCCGCGTACTAGACTTAGTCTACGGCTGTCCTGATTTGTTCCAGAAGATTAGCCAGCGTGACATTTTTGATTACTGCCGGTTCAACAATCCCGACGTGACAACAGCGACACTGCGGACGCGCCGTGCTGTGGCGGCGCACAACGACACCATGCAGAAGTACGCACGTCGCAGTGTTGGTGCCCAGCGACTTGTGGACAAGGCGCACAGCAATGGTGAGCGGCGCGTCGCTATCAACTTCCCCAACAACAAGCCGACGCTTGAAGTCCGGATGTTCCGTGGCACGTTGCACACGCCGTCGTTCGCCAAGAACATCGAAGTGTGCCACGCCCTCCATGCGTTCACGCTGGACAATAGCATCGACAGCATTTCCTCTGCACGCGAGTTTGTCACCTTTGCGTACGACAACGAGCGTGTGTACCCGAACCTTGCCGCGTTCTTGGATCGCTGGCACAAGAATCTGCGCCCGCAGCGTCGCGTCGCACCGCCGCAGTACGCCGTCGTTCGCACCGCACCGTTGTTTGAGTTTGACCGCGCTATTGCCACCCAGTCCTGAGCCTCTCTTTTCTCCGACCTATCTCTCACTATGTGCGTACTCATCTATAAACCCGCTGGTGCATCCATCAGCGAAAACATTTTGCGCGGTTGCTTTGAGCGCAATGACGACGGACTCGGCATCGGCTACTCGGACGGCTCGACCCTGAGCATTTGGCGGACACTGAAAAACATCGACGAAGCCTGCAAGCGCGTGGAAATGCTGTACGACTATCCCGCGATGATCCACTTTCGCTATGCGACGCACGGCGGCGTGTCGATGGACAACGTTCACCCGTTTTGGATCAACGACAACCGCCGCGCGTTGGTTGGCCATAATGGCGTCATCCATATTACGCATGCTCCCGGTGAGTCTGACACGCGGTCGTTCGTCAGCAACGTGCTTGGCAACATGAAGGACGGCTGGTGGAACAACCAGATTGCCAAGACGCAAATCGAGAAGCTGCTTGGCGGCTCCCGACTGGCGATCATGGAAGAGGATGGAAAGTGTACGTTTCTCAATAAGTATCAAGGTGAGACTACGGCTGATGGCGTGTGGTTCTCAAACTCCCAGTTTAAGAACTTTCTTGCGCCATCTGCAAGATCGCTGCCCGCGCACAACATTATCGCGGCGACCGGACTGGAAGCGCCGCGTCAGGTCCACAGCAACAACTCGCAGTATTCGTGGCACGGAGAGCGCGACCCTTTTCAGTCGAAGTCGGTGGTCGCGCCGAAGCCGCCGACGATGACTGGCCAGACTCCTACATCGGCGATGACGGTTTCACCGGCACTACCTCCGATGACCCCGGCGACGCCTTCTATGACGACACCATCGACGACGCCGAAGGCGCCCTCCTTAGTCTCCAGCGTTGGTGGAATGGTCTCAGCGACGGCGAGCGATTCCTCGCCGCTGACTACTTTGAGCGGACCGCTACACGACTCCGAGGTCAAAGCGTGGACTGACGCCCTCGGCATCGACTGGATCAACGACTACGCGGTCGGCTATGTGTCGATGCCCAATGGCGTGTATGGCCGCGAAGAGTACCACTGCGAAAAGCACGTTCCGGCAGACATTCGCACTGCAATAGACCCCACGGTCTCTGCAATCAATGCGATTGACTTGCTCGACGCGCATTTCGTCGAGGCCAAGTGTCACGAGTGCTACGAGCGACTGTGTACGAGAGCCCGCTTTGAGTACGCGGCGTTTATGGCCACCACGATGGAAGAAGAGGACGACTATCGTCCTCTGCCTAAATCCCGTTCACGCCGTCGCAAAGGACGGAAGGAGGCCACGCGCACGACGCGCAGCACGACCGAATCGGAGTCCGGATCGTTGGAGCTTGTCAGCACCAACGACACACCCTCCAGCAACCGTTAACCTCATCCCCCGCATGATCTACGCCGTTTCCATACGGCAACCGTTTGCCTCGTTAATCCTCGCCGGAGTGAAGCGATACGAAGCACGGTCATGGTACCCGAGTGGCAACGGTTGGCTTCTCTTGCACGCGAGCGGAAACTACGGCTTGACTGCCGAAGAACTCCGCGAATCCCCTCGAATTGCTAAAGCGTTCACGAAAGCCAACCTCCCTCACGACCGCAATGCGTGGTCGCGAAGCGCCATCCTTGGCGCGTTTGAAGTCACTGGCATCCTCAAACCACCGTTTACCGCCCGCCAGTTGACTGCCCTCGACAAAGAGTTGTCCGGTGATGATCCGGATGTGCTCTGGAAAATTGGCAAGCGTATGACGTTCCCAGCACCGATCCCTTGCCACGGTAAGCTCGGCCTGTTTTTCCCTCCCGCTTCTGTCTTATCAGAAGTCCGCAAGCATCTCGACTTTTAGCTCTCACACAACGTCATGACCACGAACTATACCCTCCGCGCTGCGTTCACGTCTTGCTCAAACGTCTTTTACACCCTGACTGACGCGACCAAGTTGTTTTCGGTCCAGTCGAGCAACGTGCGCGTGGCGACGTATGTCGGCTACTCGGCCAAGCACGCGGCGTGGCTGATGGTTACGCAGACCCGTGTTGGCGAAGGCCGCACGGCTCGGTATGCGTACCAGCACGCCATTTCGATGAATGACATGAACAACCCCGTGTTCAAGAAGATGAATCTTCGTGCGGCGTGGAAGAAGCGGTCGCTTCTCGTCCGTTCGTTCTGCGGACTCCGCATGATCACGGCCCGACTCGACAACGGCGGCGAAGCCCGCGTGTACGCGCTCAAGGACTCGCGCAATCACTTGGTCGTGACGATCCGCATTGGCTCTGGCGTTACGGCGAAGTACTCGCACACGTCGGTCGGTATCCCGGAGTCGGCGTTCCACGCCTTCGCTCGCCTCACGTCGTTCTTCACGGCGCGATAAGTTTTTAGCGCTGGTTGGCCGCACGGCACGCCTGCTGTGCGGCCCGCCAGCCGCTTCTTTCACCACGTTCAGGAGCCACCATGCCAGCCAACACTGCGCCGCGCACCACCGAAGTAAACTCGCCCTCTACTGCCGATGCCATCAACAACAAAATGCGTCTCTGCGAGTTCATTATCGTTATCCCCGGTCGGAACCGACGCACCGCGACAAACCTTCGCATCTACGGTGCCGTCTTGTCCCGTACGTTCGTGGAAACCGAAGGCGTCGCGGTTGAGCAGACGTTGTATTACGACACGTCCGACACGCCCGTGTGTCTGACGTTGGTGGAGCGTAGGCACCGCGAGTTCTCTATCGTCACGGTGCGTCGGTATGCCGTGGATGCCGTGGCTGCCGTGTTCGCTGGCGTTGATGCGCTTGCTCCCTCGCTTCTGCTTGCACTCCACGCCGCCCGCTCTTCGGCAGAGGATGCCGCTCGCATGGTGTCTGAACTCGTCATGACCGGATCGTCCGACATCGTCAATCCGCAGTTCGTGCCCACGAACAATAATCCACACAACAACGCGCCGGAGGTAGCGTTGCACAACTACATGGACCCTCCAGTCAGGCTCACGCTCAATATGGCGACGGATGCTTTCGAGGCCGCGTACGTCTCCGAAGAAGTCACGGTCACGGCAACCCGCCACGAGGACGAAGAGGACGACCACGAGGACGAAGAGGACGACTCGTTCCATGAAGATTCGGACGATGACCCTGACTTTGAGGTGTAGCACTACCGCTAGCCAGCACCCGACAGTACGTTGTAAGTCCACTTACTGAAACCGCCAACGACGACTTCCTCTCACCCTGCCATGCTCTTCGCCAGCGCACCTCCGCTGCTGGCTCGGAGCATGGCTTTTCTTCGGGACATTTTCATGTCAAACGCACTCTCCGCGCCAGTTCACAGCCCGCTGTCACGCCAGCCCGACGAGGTCGCCTATTCGCCGGTGATGTACGACGCCAAGGCAGCGCTGGCGCACATGATCGCCCACCAGCGGTCAATGGCGCAGATCATCAAAGATGCGATGGTGGACGGCCACGATTATGGCGTCGTCCCCGGCACCCGCAAGCCGAGCCTGTACCAGCCCGGTGCCGACAAGCTCGTCGTCGGCTTCCGGTTGCACGCGGTGCCGAAGCTGATGGCGTCCACGATGACGCCCGAGTTTGCCAGCAAGACGTACACGGTGACCATCTACGACACGGCCACGGGTGCAGCGCTCGCCGCGTGTTCTGGTTCCTGCAATAGCGCCGAAGATCGGTTTTTCCGAAAGTCCAACGGCTCGCGTTCCCCGATGTACAACGATGCGCGTGAGTGCGAGAACACGATGGACAAGATGGCGCAGAAGCGTGCCAAGGTGGGCGCGGTCATCATGGCACTCGCTATTGCTGACATCTTCACGCAGGACGTAGAGGATATGCCTCGTGAGCATCTTGGTCTCGGCAACGACACATCGACGCCCGCCGACCACTCCCGCACGCTAGTAGCCGACAAGCCAGACGGCGACAAAAAGGTGCCATTTGGCAAGAGTAAGGGGATCATGTTTAAGGATATGCCGGTCGAAGAACTGGTGAACATGCGCGATTGGGCCGCTGACAAGGACGCCGCCAAGTTTAAGGACCTGATTGAAGCCGTGGATCGCCATGTTGCGACCCGTATCGGCAAGGAGGAGTCTCAATCGACGACTACCGCTTCTGCCCCCTCTGCGCCGAAGGGGCCAGAGACTGCGAGTGCGACTGGCACGACCACCACGGCTGACGAGGCGTGGAGTGCGGCGAAGGTTGCCGCTGAAGCCCTTGGCGACGACCTGCCGTTCTGATGCCGACGCCTCCTGCCCGAGACATGCCGACGAAGCTGCGGAACTGGGCCATCCGTGAATACTTCCGGCAGATGATTCTGGCGCGGTATGCTGGCGACGAACACGCGGCATGGATGCACGTCATCACCTCTTTGATCCGTGGGCGGCGGATCAAAGAGCGTGGTGTCACACGGACTGTTGGGTGGGCCGAGGACCGCGAGACCTGCTACGACATTGCCGTGAAAGCCAGCGAAGGGGAGGTACAGCTATGCGTATAGACTTGCGACCATGCGAGTCGTGCAAGACGCGACACCACCCTTCGCTGTTTCCCACGGCAATCTCGACGCAATGCGCGAGTTCGATGCTTGGACGGCCAGTGAGCGAACTCGACGTACATCACCCGATGGCGATAGACATTGGCACGGTCGAAGTCGTGTCTGGCTTACCAGTGTCGAAGTGGGTCAAGAAAGAGCGTCGATGGCATTATCTCTGGTCAAAGCTGATGTACGCTCGTGCGGTCGCGAAGGGTGAGGCTCCGGCTCGACTCAAAGTGTGGAGTGAAGAGGAGACCGCAAAACATGCCACGTAGGACCACGAATGACACCATGCTTGGGATGCTTATGGAACATCCAGACATGGAAGGGCTGCAAGCTGGCACGCGCATCACGTACCTTGCGTTAATGGCCATCGCACGAAAGCCGTATGTGGACAACGCCCCGTTTATCCACAGTTCGTTGGCGCGGCTCACGGCGCTGTCGGTCGCGCAGGTCACGCTAGCGCTCGACAAGCTGCGCGAAGCGGGGTTGTTTATTCCATCGACGGCGGCGCGGTTTTCGGAGGCGTTTTACCTTCCGCGTGCGATGGACCTCGACACGTCGCTGAATCCGAGCAACCCGCACCATCGGCGTCACGTACAAAAACGGTTGGCGAAGCTCCGCAAAGGCGCACCGGACCTCTGCGACATGTTTGCCAGCAATTACCCCGAGTGGATGGCCGAGCCGTCCACCGCTCTCACCGAGGTTCAGCACGATGGATTGGAGTCCCCAGCAGGAGAAGGCACTACAGCAGATTGATCGCTGGCTTGACGAAGAAAACGGCCAGCAGATGTTGCGGTTGTTCGGGTACGCTGGCACTGGCAAGACGACGCTGGCTCGCACCATCGCCGACACCATCGACGGTCCGGTGCAGTTTGCCGCGTACACGGGCAAGGCGGCATCGGTGATGCGTGCGAAGGGGTGCGCCACGGCTCAGACGCTGCACTCGCTGGTGTACACGGTGGACAGCTTCATCGACGAAGAAGAGATCGCGTTACGTGCGGCTCTCGACCTTACCGAGGACCCCGTGCAGCGCGGCCAGATCGTGCGGAAGATTCGCGCTGTGGTCGCTAACGCCAACAAGCATCGGTGGATTGTGAACCGTGACGGCCCACTGTCAAGCGCCGCGTTGCTGATTCTTGACGAGTGTTCGATGGTGGACGAGAAGTTGGGCCGCGACATTCTCTCGTTCAACAAGCCGGTGTTAGTGCTTGGTGACCCCGGCCAGTTGCCGCCGCCGTCCGGTGCTGGCTTCTTCACGACAACCGCGCCAGACGCGCTTTTGACCGAGGTACATCGGCAGGCCAAGGAGAACCCGATTATTCGGTTGGCGACGCTCGCACGCGAAGGCAAGCCGATCCGGCGCGGCCATGTGGCCCACGAGACTGGATCGGCCACGGTCACGGCGGACCGTGAGGCGTTCGCGCATTTTGATGGTCAGTATTTGACAGGGTCAAACGTGATCCGCCGTACGCTCAACTGGAACGAGCGGTGCCAGATGCTTGGCACGACTACGCCACCCAAGGCTCCACAGCAAGGCGAGCCGATCATTGTCCTGCGAAACAACAAAGACCTTGGCATTTTTAACGGCGTCATCGGGTCGATGGCGTCTACCGCCGTGTGGACTGATAACGAGGACTTGCGCGGCGATGTAATGTACGAGGGCCGCTTAATGTCCGATCTGTTCATCGACGGCGCGGTGTTCCGGCAGTACGACGACCTGCGTGCCCCGCAGCCGCCGCTCCAGTATGACCGCGACAAGACGCCGCTCGACTTCGGCTACGCGCTGACGGTTCACAAGGCGCAAGGCTCGGAATGGGACAGCGTCTGCCTCGTAGACGATGGTTTCGGTAAACGTGATCCGGCGCTTCGTGCCCAATGGCTGTACACCGCCATCACACGCGCCTCCAAAGACTTGATGATCTACACGGGAGACCTATGACGCATCCTGCGGACGTATTCCTCGACTTGTTTGAGGCCAAGGCGGAAGATGTGACTACCCGCCTGCAAGACGAAGCCATGAAAGTGTGGCTACGCGAACGTCGCCCTGTTTCGGTGAACGACGTGCGGCACATCTTGGACCGCCTCCAGTATCGCGGCGATCCGCGCATCCTTGCCGCCGCGTTCCCGCGCAGGTCGTGGATTGCGTACGGCTATACCACGACGAACTCGCTCAAGGCGCACAAGCGCGGAGTTCGGACGTTCCTTCCTCGGCACAACATCCTTTCACTGGACCCCTCTCATGAGCAGCTTCCTTGACCTGTTGGATCAGCACACCGCCGCCGCCAAGAAGTACCGCGATCTTGTCTCCGAGGAAATGCTGATTGAAGATTCGCGCCCACTGGTGAAGTACGCCGCCATTGGTCGGATCATGGGCAGCGAGAACGCCGTCACGAAGAAGCCACACTCGGCCTCTTCTGCCGAAGCCATCGTGGAAACGGACGGCGAGTATTGGGCGCTGTTGAAGAAGAAACGCGAGACCGTCGCGGCGAAGCTCGGCGCACAGGCTGCGTTGGAGTCAGCACGGTACCGCGTTCAACACGCCCTCGCGGTGATCGCGACGCTGCGCGGCGGCACGGACTGATCACGGCCTCCAAGACGACATGGTTGACCGCGTACTTGGAGGCATGGGCCACTGGCGCTGGCACGGCAACTGCTGCCCTGCCAGCCGCTCGTGCGGCCAAGACCTTTAAGGCGCTAGAAGCGACCTTCGGTCGCTCCGATGTGCTGGCGCGATGGCAGTCGGCGTGGGTGTCTACGCCTGATCATCAGCGGAAATTCCTGACACCGGAATCGTTTGCGCGGCGGTATGGTGAGTTTAAGCCACCCGCGTTTGACGCCTTCGGCTTCGTGTCGTATTCGGCAGAGCAAGACGATCTTGCGTCTGAGATTGTTGAGGCGATGAGCGGGATGCGTGCTGCGTTGTACTTGCGGTTCGATCTGCCGCCGACTTTCCCTCTTTCCGCCGCCTTGCTTCGTGCGTACGAATCGCTGCGCGGGTACCATGAACGCGGCTTACAGGAGTACAACGACGTGATTGCTGCTCATCGTTCTATTGATCCGGTTTGCGCTGGACATACCGCTACCCTTTCCTTTCACCTGTCTGGCACATCATGAGCGAAGCCCTCTCGTTTCAAGAACGCCACACCGCGAAAGCTGAACTCCGGTCGTACGAGGACACCGCCACGTCGGCTGCCGACGCAATGGTGGGGATGGAGCTTGGCGAAGAGGATTTTATCCACTTTCCGTGGCCGTCACTGGACCGTGCCGTTGGTGGTGTCGGCCCGAATCGCATTGTGATTCTGGCGGCGCCTCCGGAAGGCGGCAAAAGCTCGTTTATGTTGTCGCTGCTGGACGGATGGGCCGAAGATGGCGTCCGCGTGTGCGCTGGCTTTCTGGAGACGCCGACTGATGTGCTGATGCAGCAGTGGGCGTGCCTACGCCTTGGCATTAACTACGAGATCATTGGCACGGGTGCGTATCTCACTATGCGGAATGCACGCGAGATACGCGAGTCAGTCAAGAATGAGATCAGCCACATGGCGATCAAGTTTAGCCGCACGATTTGGCCACACCCGATGACGACTTTGAGCGCAGCAACTTTGGACGCGTTTTACAACGATGCGTTTCAATTTGATGCGGACGTAGCCATCATTGACCACTTGGATCACACCGAGGACACGGGCAATGGTGCGTCTGGCATCACCTTGAGCAACACGATTATCAGTACGGTCCATCGCCGGATGCGGCAAGCGAAGGCGCGGGGCAGCAAAATGCGGACGTTTGCCACGTCGCAGATGAACAACGACGCTACACGGCGCGGAGGGGTCTTTGGTCGCGCTACGCCGCCGATTCCGTCCGACGTGTTTATGGGGCAGCGCAAGGAGCAGTTAGCCGACCTCTTTCTTGGCTTGCACCGGATTCGGCGTCCCGCAATGGAAGGCGACGTGCAGTTGGAGAAGGACGTGAAGGAAGGCCGACGCCCACTTGCGGATATGCTCTTGCCGAATACGGTCGGCGTGCGGATTATGAAGCGGCGTGTCGGCGGCGGATCAAACATTACTATCCCGCTTGGCTTCCGTGCTGGCCGCGTGGTCGAACCGAACTACACCATGTCGATGGTCCGTGCCGCCGATACGGCACCCGCTGAGGTTTTTGAGTCGTGAAGCAATACGCCATGCCGTTTTCTCGTGGAGGCCCGAGCGCAGCGGCTCGCAGTGCTGGAGGCAAGCGCGGGAAAGCCAATGGCCAGCAGTTTGAGAAAGAGCTTGAACAAGCCAACGATGTGTACCGCCGCCGCCAGTTGGCCCACATTGAGCGTGTCCATCCGGAGGCTGTTGGTCCTCCGGGGAAGATGCGGCTGGCAAAAGCCGGTCCAGTCGATTTTTTTGGCGTGGTCGCTGGTGGCCGCGCCATCTGCTTTGATGCCAAGGCCCGAGAAAACGCCGCTTCGTTCGCGTACGATGAGCGGGACCAGCACCAGATTCACGCGCTGGTGAGTGCGCGTGACTGCGGGGCGCTGGCGTTTTTGCTGATTTGCGACAATTCGCGGTCGTTAGCTTATGTCGTCGGCGGCGACGCATTGGACGCCTTAGCACGCGGTGAACGTGTCGCCCTTCGCACTGACACACGCGGCTCGCGCCAAGCGACGCCGCTTTTCTATACGGTCCCTGCGCGTGCGCCGTACGTCGCTGGCCGTCCTGCGGCATGGGATTATCTTGCCGTAGTCCTTAACCCAGAGTCGCTATGTCGCAAGACTACTCCAGTCTCGGCAGTCGGGCCAACTCCGCTGGCCGTGCGTTTGAGAAAGCCATCGTCGAAGTCTGCGACCACTACCGCGAAGAAGCGGTCGCCGATATCCGCCGCTGCTACCCCGCTAGTCGATCCGCACCGCATTCCGTCCGGCTCGCGGGTCTTTCGGAGGTCGATTTTGACGGCGACCTCATCGGCGGAAAGTACGGAAACAAACAGATCGCGTTCGACGCGAAGTCGATCAGCAAGAACTCTACGTACAGCCACTCTACCCGCGACCGGCACCAAATCGCGTACTTGATGCGGTTACAAGCCAAGGGGCATATTGGCTTTATCTTGCTGTACGATCACCGACTCGACATGATGTGGCTGTTCATGGACGTGCGTCGTATTCTCCAGCCGCCAGAGTGGGTAGACGTGCGGACCGTGCGCGATGGCCGCGTCGAGTCGTTTCTGCCGCAAGTCGTGCGAAAGGGTGGCTTGTGGGACTTTTTGCCGGTCGCGTTTGCCGAGTATGACCGCCTCTTTGGTAGTGCGTCTAAGGAGTAGCCGATCAGTCATGGTGCCGACTACCACTCCGGTCTGTGGGCATTTGCTGAGGCGTCACAGGAGAATACATTATGCCCCCGCGTCGCGTTTCTGCGAAGAAGAAGGCTTCGGCTCCGAAGAAGATTGAGCGCACCACGACCAAGATTGCTCGCAAGCTTAAGCGGTCGGGTCAGGCTGTTGGCCGTAACGAAACGCAGAAGGAAAAGATGGCTGCTCGTCGTCAGCTTTCTGCGCTGTCTGGCGTGAAGATGACCCCGCGTGAGCGCTCGGGCCGTTCTTCGCAGGGTTGATCTGATGGAGAGGACCCCCACACACTCTCCAGACCGGATTGTCATGAACTTGCCGTCAGCCAACCCGCTGGCGGCAAGTCATTTCCAGCCTATCCATTGGCTGTCCAAGACGACTAAAGAAGTCGTTCTTGGGCTATCTGGCGGCAAAGATTCCGTCGCGTGCCTCGACCTGTGTCATCGGTACGGCATCAAGGTGTACCCGTACTTTCTCTACATTGTGCGCGGCATGGCCGTGTGGGAAGAGTACGTGGAAGAGCTAGCTAAGGCCTACGATCTTGGCCCCGTGCTGTACTTGCCGACGCCAGACCGCATCCTGTACTACAAGATTGGCGAATACTGTGCGCCAACCCCGTCGCTCCAGCTGATCAACTTCCGTGATATTTGGGAACGCGCACGCGCCCACTACGGCATTAAGTGGCTCGTAACCGGCGAGAAAAAGCTGGACTCACTGGAGCGTCGCGCACAGATTTCTTCATGGGGGTCGGTGCAGCCAGCACGGTACCGCGCCTTTCCGCTGGCGGACTGGTCGCACCAGCAAGTCAAAGAGTACTTGTCGGAGCGTGGTGTGCCACTGAACCCGCAGTATCGTATCTTTGGCCGTTCGCTCCGCTCGCCGTTTGAAGCCGACACGATTCTCACCCTCCGAGATCACTTTCCTGATGACTACGCCAAGCTCTGCCGAGACTTCCCCTTCGCCAACGCCGCCGCCGTCCGCGCCGAAAGCCGAGGGCACAAAGCGCTTCCGGTTTCTGGAGATACCGCGCAGCCAAATCCAGAAAGCGGACTACAACCCGCGTGACATTGATCCGTACGTCCTGAACAAGCTGGCCGAAGGCATCGAAGAGTTCGGGTTGGTTGAGACGCTGGTCTGGAACGAAGCTACGGGCATCTTGGTCGGTGGACATCAGCGGTTGTCGATTCTCGACCGGCAGCACGCGGAAGGCGAAGACTATCTCGTCCCTGTGTCGGCGGTAAATCTCTCGCCAGAAAAAGAACGCCAGCTGAACGTGTTTCTGAACAATGAGACCACGCAAGGCGGGTGGGACACCGCCAAGCTGGAGATGCTGTTTCGCGATGGCAACACGTCGCCCTTCGCAGCTGGCTTTGACGCTTCGGACCTCCAGCAGTTGTTCCCCACGGAAACGGTTGTCGACTTCATCAAGAAGTATCTGCCAGATACCACGTTTGACAGTCCAGAGCAGATGGCAGAAATCCCCGGTACGCCGCCGCCTGACGCGGTGCAGCAGGCTGCGCTTGATATCATGGAAATCAAGGCGGCACGCAACAAGCATCGGGACGGCAACCGCGAAGACCTGCGAGCCGATCACATTGTCGTGATGGTGTTCGACACGTCGGCGCAAGCCAAAGGTTTCTTGACGACCGTTGGGCTGGACAGCAATATGCCGTACTTCCTTGCCGAGCATTTGCTGACAGCAATGGGCTGCGAGCGACTTGTGCCAACAAAGGTGCTTGACGTAAGCGATCAGACGGCGTAGTATCTCGTATGGCAGATAGTAACCCTACCTTGTTTGCCTTTGAGTGGCGCAAGGTAGGGTTATCTTTTTCTCTTTCCGACTCTCACATGCGACTGTCTGCGGTCCCTGTTTCGCCGTTCTACTCTGCTCCGTTGGTAAAACGCGCCACCGTGTACTTGAACGGGGTGTACGTGTCGCCAGTCGTAGAGTTCGACACGGATGCCGGATGGGTGATTGTCGTCCGGATTCGCGACAATGGGCAGTCGCGGCCTCACGCACAGTCGCCAGTCGGCGCAGAGTGCAAGCGGTATCGCGGGAAAGTGCAGTGCATCCTCCGGCAGGCACAGGAGACCGACCTTCCGGCTCCGGTGCATCCTGACTGGATTGTTGAGGACCCCCCACACCACGGATCATCTGATGCCAAGTAACATCACCGAAGTCGACGAGCTAGTTGCCGACCAGTTTGTCCCGTACACGGTTGACATCGCTACACGCCGTCAGCACGAAATCACGCTGACGGCTTTGAGTGTCTACGTGAAGTCGCTGGAGCGCGTCGCCAAGCAGTTAGATGGCGTTAGTGCTAGCAAAGACAACGTCGTTGCCCTTATGGGAACGACTGAAGACATGATGGATCAGCTGGAAGGTCAGTATACCCTGTTTAACGCGATGGTGTCGGACCTGACCATTGAAGACGGAGACGAACGTGACGACACTGACGAACTCTTCCCCGAGTAACATTGGAGACGAGCCGCAGTTGACGGTCATGCCGTGCTGGGTGGTTGCTGACCATAACGCGACGATTGCCTCGGTCGAGTTTGGTGAGGCAGTCGCTCCACTTGGCGGGGCCGTGTTTGCGGCGGCAATCGTGCCGCTGGAAGCCAATCCAAGCATCTGCTGGTCTCGTGACGCTGGTGGGTATCCCGCGTGGCTGCTCGACCACTTCGCTGACGCTGACATCGACGCAAGCAGTGTCATAGTCGCCATGATGTTCCTCAATCAAGACGTGGAGCCTATTGGGATAGAGCAGTTTACGACTAGCGATGGCGTGCTGTATATAGTCCGGCAGTGAAGCCAGTCTTTGCATGGGCCGTCCGAAAGCCGGACGGCTCATTGCTCTTTGACCACATTACTGGCGCACCGTGGCTGTCAAATCAGCGGGGCTATAGCGTCAGTGATTGTGAAGTCGCCATCATCCTACGGTCTACGTGGGACACCTTAACTCGCCAAGCTATGTCCGAGACTTCTGCCGCCCCTGCTGAGCCAACGCTGGCCGAGCCGGTTCAGACCGACGCTGTGCCAATTGAACTGGCGTGGGCAAACGACATACGTATCCGCATCGGTATCCAGCCAATTGTGTCTGACGATGGTGTCGTTGTTGCGCTGGGGATGCGCGTTGGTGCATCAGCTGGATGGATGACCAAGCCGGATGACATGCTTCTCCTGTCTGCTGAGATCAACCCGATGCAGTTACGCTTGGCGCGTAATCCAGTCGCTGTCGCTCGGGCCGCTGTTGACGACGCGCTCCGTGCCATCCTCGACGCGCTGCGTCAGTCGTACGAACCGCCTCCTCCCGCCACCAAGATTATCCTGTAATGACAGACGCTCAGGCAAACGACGCGGCGCTGGTTTCTTTCTGTCAGATATGGCGTGCCTATCTGTTCGGGATAAAGTTTGACGGCTCGCATGGAGAGTCGCCATCGTGGGCCGAAGTCAAAGAGGCTGCCGACAAGATGCTCAATGCCTTAGCGGAAATCGAAAGACGATAGAAAGGCGATAGCATGGGGTTGCAAAAGTTACCTGTCTCGTTAATATGACGAGGCAGGTTTTCTTTTAACCCGAGGTTATGTGCCGCCGTCAAACCGACGCTCCAACAATATCCGCGCTGTTCACCTGAAAGCGCTGCGCCGTGCGGCGGGGTGGTCGCAAGTGCAGCTTGGTGAACTCACTGGCTTAAATCCGGTGATGCTTTCGCAGATCGAAACGATGCGTCGTGCCATCCCAATGCACATGGCCGTCACGATTGCCGATGCGCTCGGCGTCAGCATTGACCTACTGGTTGATCGCAAGTCGCCAGAGGGTCCATGCTCCGGCTTTGAAGTGGAGGATTTGCGCCCACAGCCGTCTGGCCTCGCGCTCCTCAAGCTTCGCCGCTCGCGTCGCCCACTGACAGACGCCGAAACGATGGCGCTCGCTGCCGAACTGGAGGCCGCGCATGGCTGACAACAAGTTTAGCGCGGACCGTGTGTTTACAGACCTTGACCCGTTGTTGGTCGATGTGTTCGGCAGCAGCCTCGACCACAGCTATCGGGACGATTTCTTGATGGCGTTCCGCCACGCCAAGGCGTTTAATGCGCTGGTCGCGCTGTATCGTCATCACAAGCGCGATCTGCCAGCCCCGTTCTATGGTCGACCGATGGACGACGTGATTCGTGACGCCAAGCAAGCGATCCTTGAGCGAAACAACGTGCCAGAGAGCGAGTGGGACAGCGACGGAGGCCACGACTCGTGGGTGATCGAATGACGTTTATCCTATCGCCAGACGAAGCCAACGACAAAGAGCGTGCGCTCGGCGTCACCCCAATGGATGATGCGCTTGCCTCGTACTTAGATGCGTCGGTCAGCGTGGCCCCGCTGCGTGCGATCCACGGCACGAACGGCACGTTTGACCATGACCGCAAAGCGTTGTTGGCGCGGCTTCGCATCGGGATACGCCGCAACGCGCTTGCACCAAGTCAGCGCACGATGGCTGGACGCCTCACCGACGCGGCCATTGACGATCTTGCGCACGCACACCCTGACTATCTCGCGTTCCTAGAGCGCTCACAGGCCGAAAAGGCACAGATGGTGGAGATCGACGCCGCCATGCTCTCCCTGACCATGCTCACAAACCGCCACAACATCCTGTTGCGGATCGACCTCGCCGACCGCACAAACATGCCGCGCAGTAACAATATCCCGGAGTCATAATGGATCGCTACAACACGCCAACCGGAAGAGACCGCTATGCCGATCACGTCGCGTTTGAGGTCGCGGCAAAAGCCCTGTTAGAGAAAATGCGCGAAGTAGAACAGGCGCGGGATGTCGCCTATGAGGCGGCACGTCGCCTTCTTCCGCAGATGCCGTTCGCGGCAGTGGCCAAGCGGTCGGCAATTTCTCGCAACCGCGTGTACCACGCCCTGACGTACAGGCCAAAGCTGTACATTGCTCCACTCCATGCTATCGCCGTCGCCGCACGAGAGCTTGCAGACGAGCAAAGAGCGCCTTCTACGTTTCAAGCCCCGCCTGTCAATGCGGTCGATGCCAAGGCACGCGAGGCGGTATTGGCGGAGTTTCTGGCGAGGCAGGCATGAAAGACCCCGAAATCCTCAAACACGTTCGGCTGCTCAAGCAGCACGCCGAAACGGTCGCAGCCGCGTGTCGAGACATTGAGAAGGAGTTGGTTGGCAGCGTTTTGCTCGGTCAGGCGCCCAACCGCCGCGCGATCAACAAAAGCATCCTGCGAATCGAAAAGCGCTTTCTGGAAGGCGCAAAGCTCATTGGTATTGACCCCCCCGCGCCAACTGAGCGAAAGCCAGTTATGTTGCAGTCTCGTAGGCAACCCCCACTTACCAAGGAGACCTGATGGCCACGCAACGGATTACCAAGAAAGACGCACTCGCACTCTCGATTGTGCATTCGGCAGGCAACGTCACCGCTGATCATTTGGTCGCGCTGCATCCGAACCTGAAGCCCCACGTCGCTGCTGACATGGTGAAACGCGCCGACAAGACGGTCCGCGTGATGGTCGAGCGTCGCGACATGATAGGCACGCTTATTGCTCCTCCCGCCTCGGAGTAGTCATGCCTGTCACCGAAGACGCTTCCTTCCACACGAGGATTTTCACAACGTGACCCTTTCCTTGACACTTCCGCTCTCGCTGCCAGTGTGGGTTTTTGGCGTGACGTTCTTGGTGTGTAGTGTCCGTGCGGTTCGTGCCGCTATTCGCGACGAACGGACCATTGAGCCAAACGCGGGGCGATTGTCGGTCAACTTCGCCGTGTTCCTTGGCGCCATTCTCCAGTACGTCTGGATGCGGGGCAGCGGCTCATGAGCGTCACATCGTCCGATCTAAAAACCGACGGACACCATACCGCCGTCTAACTATAGCACGTAGCAAAGCAGCGCCAGTAACCCTCTTTATCTCGTGACTTCGTGGAGACCTCGTGCAAGACGCGCTTGACCTGCCGAACCTAAGTGGCCAGCCAGCACGGCCATCGGCCACGGTTCCAGCGATAGACCCGTTGAAGGCGCGTATCCTGTTTTCGCTGCTACGTGCTGGTGCCCCACGGATGCCAGCAGTGCGTGCGGCACGGATCGACTACACCACGTTCAAGCGTGCGATGGTGCGTGGTGAAAAGCAGCGCGAAGGGGAGTTCCGCACGTTCTACGATGAGGTGCTGTACAACGAAGCCATGTCTGAGAACGAACTCGTTCTCGTGCTTCGGGCTGATGCTGTCGAAAACAAGAACGTCTCGACGGCCAAGTACCTACTGGAGCGTCGTCGTCGCTCGCGATGGGCGGTCGAGCGGTACGGCACTGGCAATGGCTTTGCCCCAGTCGCCGATGTGGCCGCACAAGATGCGGGTGTTCAGCTGGAAACCGAAGAGCGGTTAGCACGCATTGAAGCACTCAAGGCACTGGCCTTACAAAGACAGACCCGCCGCCTCAAGGACGCGGAGCCGCTCGAAATTGCCGTCGTAGAACCCTTAGACGAGGACGTGTAGTGGACGCTCAATACCGGAAGCGACAACTCGCACGCGAATACAACGAGGCCCGTATGATGCCTCCCGTGTATTGCACAACGTGCGAGCAGATGACGCACTCCATCTTGCCGCACTCGTGCTTCTCGGCGGCAAAGCTGCGAGCGCACCGGGACGCGGAACAGGCCGTGATTGCGGCGGCGAAGGCGTGGCAAAAACTGCCAGACAACCTTTTCATGCGGGTCGATCTGCACATAGCCGTCGACGCGCTCTGTGCGCTGGAGAAGAACGTATGACGGACGTGAAGGAGCCGGAAGCGGTGCGAGCGTTGCGGCGCATCCGCAAAATCCTTGTTGACGTTAACGCATGGGTGGTGTACGATGACGACTTCGAGCGTTTGGAAGCGTACCCCGGCGCACTCATCGACCACATCGACACCCTCACCCGTGAGCGGGACGACGCTATTCAGTCCGCGAAGCATTCAGCGGATTGGGCCACCAGCGCCATTGAGGACATGAAAGTGTCCGCTCAACAGCGGGACGAGGCGCGTGCCGAGCGCGATGCGCTTCGGGTGGTGACGGATGCGATGGTGGAACGGGCGAGCACTGAATACCGAAAGTGGTCTGCGCCTTCTCTCCGTAGTTTGCTGGACGTGTCAACCATCCGCGCCATCCTCACCGCCGCCCTCTCGGAGGCCACGCCATGAGTGACATGGCCGATTGGCTGACCGAGCAAGGGTTGGATGCGGAAGCCGAACATGACACTTACGGATGCGAGTTCTCACCGTGTCAGATATGTGTGGACCGCGAAGTCACGCGAAAGGCCGCACAGCGCAAGCAACGCAACGCGAAAAAGGTGCAATGAGTGACGTGAAAGAACTATGCGACAAATGTGGCGACTACCGCTGCATTTGTCTGAGCATCCTCACACCCGAGATGGCTGCGGTGATTGAGGCGGCAAAGGCGTGGGCCTTCTCGGATGGTTCGGAGTTCGGGTTGGACGAATGCGAGAAGCTTCTTTCCGCAGTCAACGCACTACGTTTGCGAGAAACCGCATGAGCCACACACTCCCGCGCACCGTACGACGCAAGGCCGACCGCACGCGCAAAAAGGTGGAGCAGCGCGTCCTCGGTGACGGGGTGACGTTTGAAGGCAGCGAGTATTCGTGGATTCAGTTCTTGACGCCCAAAGAGCGAAAGGAACTGGACCTACTGCTGCTCGACGTAAAGCCGGTTCTGAGCTTTCGGCAGTTTATTGCACTGGTCAAGCCCGAGTTTGAGTTTCACTGGTACCTCGACGTACTGATCCGCGTACTGCAAGACGTGGCAGACGGGTCGCGGACGCGAGTGATGATCTTCATGCCGCCACGCCACGGCAAGTCGGAACTGGTCTCACGCCTTTTCCCTGCGTACTACCTGTATCGGCATCCGAAGCGGAACGTCGGCCTCGTGTCCTATGGTGCCGACCTTGCGTATGAGTTAGCGGGTGCGGCACGCGACTTGTTTTTCCGCCATGACGATGGCCAGTCTACTGCGTCCCGTGCTACAAAGAACTGGCGCACGACCAGCGGTGGCGGACTGTGGGCAGACGGTATTGGCGGCACGCTGACTGGTAAAGGCGCCAACCTGCTGATCTTGGATGACCCGACCAAGAACGCGCAGGAGGCCGCGTCCGTGACAACACAGCGCCGGAACATTGACTGGTACTCGTCAACCTTTTCGTCCCGTAAGCAGCGGCGACAGGCTGATGGCTCTGCCTCGGCTGTCGTGGTCGTTGGCACCCGTTGGCACGAAAACGATATTCTCGGGTGGCTGCTGGCCACAGAGCGCACCTCGTCCGAGAAAACGGCGGAGCGCTGGCACGTTCTCTGCTTCCAAGCGATCAAAGATAGCGCAGACATGGAGGAGTGGCCCTCATGGTGTACGGACGAGGACGACTCTGATCCGCGTGATGACGGCGACGCACTCAACCCTGCGTGGTTCACGATTGACGACTTGCTCAAAGAGCAGAGCAAGGGGCGGCATTACTTTGCGGCACTGTACCAACAGCGGCCTCGCCCACGCGAAGGTACGATGTTCCAGTGGCAGTGGTTTCACGTCCTCAAGGAGCCATACCTCGGCCCCGGCTTGCTGGTCATGCACTTCGACTTGGCTGGCACAGACGGTAACGTCAGCGCGGGTGCCGATTACACGGCTGGCTGTGCAATGGTTCGCACACCGGAAGGGCGCTTTATTATCCACAAGGTAGCGCGTGGCCAGTATTCACCCGCACGGCGCGATCACTTTATTAAGCAGGAAGCGTACGCGGTCGCCAACGAGTTCGGGGGTCTTCATCGGCTCCGGCTTGGCTTGGAGCAAGAGGCTGGCATTGGTGGTGCCGAGCGCATTGCGGCAGCGACCCGCGTGCTGTCCGCGTTCAGCCTTTACGTTGAGCCAGCGACCAAGTCCAAGTTCCTGCGTGCCGAACCCTTGGCCGCACAGGCAGAGCTAGGCAACGTGTGGATCGTCGAAGGGGAGTGGAACGGTGAGTTCCTTGACGAACTGTGTTCTTTCGGGCCGGACGGCGGCGGACGCAACGACGACATGGTCGATGCCGCCTCTGGTGCGATGAACAAGCTGGCAGAACTGGCTGACAACGACGTACCCCTTGTCCTGCCGGTCCTTGGCGAGATGTACAGTCCCTTCAACGACGGCGAATAACACATGGCGATTAACAACAGCAAGTTTGGCGAGATCGGTACGACGGGTCTTGTTGGTGCCAATCCGCAGTCTGGCATTGTCACTGACGAGTTCATTGCCAAGCTCAACGGGTTAAACGGCCTTCGCGCCTACCGCGAGATGGCGCTGAATGACCCCGTCTGCGGTGCCATCCTGTTCGCGATCTCCATGCTGGTGCGTGGCGTAAAGTGGACCGTGGAACCCGTGGACGAGTCGGATGCCGCCAAGGCGGACGCAGACTTTGTGGAAGGCGTGCTATTGGAGGACATGGGCCATCCATTTAACGACGTGGTGGCCGATGCCATGTCAATGCTGACCTACGGCTTTGCGGTGCAAGAGATCGTGTTCAAGACCCGTCGCGGCGCGTCCTCGTCTGGCAACCCCGGCTCCAAGTACGACGACGGCAAGATCGGCATCCATCGCCTTGCCCCACGAGGACAGGAGACAATCTACAAGTGGGAGTTCAACGACGTAGGTGACGTCGTCGCGGTCAAACAGCAGACCGAATACAAGGGCATCGTCAGCATTCCGGCAAACAAGTGCCTCTTGTACCGCACCGTCAACGACAAGAACAACCCCGAAGGTCGGTCGATCTTCCGTAACGCTTACATCCAGTACAAGCGCAAGCAGTTAATGGAGGAGGCTGAAGGTCGCCTTGCCCTGCGCTCGGCTGGTATTGTTGCGTTCCGGCTCCCCGCCAAGATCATGTCCGAGTCTGCCTCGCCAGACGAGAAGCGCCTATACCAAGCGTACAAGACCGCTGCGGATCGGGTGGCACAGGACCGCCAAGGGTCGATCATCCTGCCGTCTGACTCGGGGCCGGATGGCAAGCCGCTGTTTGACCTGAGCTACATCGTGGCCGATGGTCGCCGTCCGTCTGACCACACGCCCACGATCACGCGACTCAACCAGATGATCGCCACGTCGGTCCTCGCCGACTTCGTGCTGCTCGGCCAAGATAAGGTCGGGTCATTTGCATTGTCGTCAGATAAGACGGCTCTGTTTGCGAAGGCCGTCTCGACATATCTTGGGGTGATCTCGGACAACATGAACCGCGTGCTGCTGCCGCGCCTCTACGATCTGAACGGCATGGATCGTGAGTTGATGCCCAAGCTCGCGCACGGCGACCTCCAGTCTCCCGATATCACCGCGCTTGCTGGCTTTGTCTCGACGCTGGCTAGTGCCGGTGCCACGTTGTTCCCTGATGACACGTTGCAAGACAAGCTCATGTCGCTGGCCAACCTCCCCACCAAGGCTACCGAGACTTCGTCATGACCAAAAACTCCTTGATCTTCCCGCGCCGGATGGTGTTGTACCAGTTCTTGCGTGGGTCCGGCATTGCACTCGCACTCGTCATCGGCAGCCTTGGGGCACTGGTCTTCGGTGCCGTGTTCCTCGGCCTGCTCTACAACGTGGTGTTCGGGTGACAGAGGTCAACAAGCGACGCGCAACCGCAGACGAATGGGATATAGTGATGGCGCTGGTGGACTCACTGTCTCCAGCGCTTGTTGCTGAAATTTTGTCGACGGTCAGCGAGATCAACGGCACGGACTGGGTAGCTACGGTCGCCGACCTGATTGAGAACGGCGACTACAACGGGGTTGCCAACCTCCTGCTCTCGCCAGAAGCACTGGATCGCTACCGCGCCCCGTTTGGACTGGCGGTGCGCGGCGTCATGGAGGACCTTGGCGTAGCGATCATCACGCCACTGCGGCCAATTCAGCCGCCCATTGGTCCGCCAGTGGAGTTCCGCTTCGATGTGCTAGACCAGCGTGTGGTACAACAAGTCCAAAATCATTCCACGTCGCTGCTCAGTGACTTTTCCCGTAACACACGCGCAGGCGTCCGGCAGCATATCATCGACGGCGTGCGGCGTGGCGTTCACCCGCGCGAGATCGCTTCAGCGCTCCGCAAGGACAAGGTCATTGGCCTCTCTGCACGCGGGGCGCAGGCGGTTGCCAACTATCGCGCCAACCTGCTCGGCACGGATCGCAAGGCGGTTATGGCGGCAGCCCTCCAGCGAGAACTGCGAGACCGTCGATACGACACGGTGATCCAGCGTGCCATGCGGAATAACACCGGCTTACCCGAAGCCAAGGTAGACGAGATGGTCCGGCGCTATGCGGAACGGATGTTGAAGCACGAGACCGAGACCATTGCCCGAACGGAAGTCTTGCAGGCGTATGAAGCCGTGAAGCAGCAAATCTGGAACGACACGATCACGCGAGGCTACCTCGACCCGAAGGCATACGTCAAGAAGTGGTACCTCGCGAAGGACGAGCGGACCTGCACGATCTGCAAGACCATTGTGGCGTTGAACCCCAATGGCGTGCCAGTCAACGGGTTCTTCAAGACGCCGAACGGATTGCCAGCGCTGGCCGGACCACTGGCGCACCCCAACTGCCGGTGCATCACGCTCATTACTGCTAAGCAAAAGGTCCTGTCATGACGACCCTTGTCGAGTTCTTGCGGAAGTATGATCGCTTTCAGCCTCGCGATGCAGATGGTCGATGGGCGACCGTTGGCGGCACTCCGGTGTTTGTGTCCAATGAGCGGACCCCGAAAGGCAGGCTCAAGGAGCGTACGGCTCGTGGTGTCGCGGCACTCGACGCCTTGCCAGAAGTAGAACGGCACGCCTCATGGAGCGGCGTGGTCAGGGCCAAGAAGGTCCATGAGTCTGTTGTTGCCGTACACGCCGCAAAGGAAGGGGACTTCCGAGGCAAGTACGACGAGGTTAAGACCCGCATGAAGGTGTCAGACGGCATTGCCACCGCGTACCGTCAGAACGGGTATACCAACGCGCTCCTTCGCGTTCGCAATGATGAGCCGGGAGACGCGGAAAGCTACCGAGAAGTCATTAAGTGGCGGAACGAAATAGACGGGTTGTTCAAAAAGCACGGCGTCACGCTCAAGCAGCCGATCACCGTGCATCGCGGGATCAGTATCGGCGACGACAAGCTGGCTCGCGTAAAAGCCGGTGCCCACTACGTTGACCGTGGCTTTGTCAGTACCTCCGGTACCGATGACGCCAGCGCATTGACGCATTTTGGGATGGCGGTCGCACGCATCACTATTCCAAAAGGCACGCGAGTCCTGCCAATTTTTACTGGCCGCGACCCATTTGTAGAAATCGTGCTGCCGCGTGACTCAGAGTTCAAGGTCATCGGTCGAATCAAGGGGCATGGCATCTCGCCGCTGTACAGTACGGACACCGTGTATGGGATCGCGGTCGAGATGGTTGCCAAGAGCAAGCGCCTGACCCGCGTGAAAGGCAAGCGCGTCGTCACCAAGGCGCATTCGGCGCACGACTGGATGTGGGACATGGACACCGTTGAGTGGCTGGAAGAGCCGTCGCTGGCAAAGAGCCTGCACGCCCTCGCCAAGCAGCGCCGCTGGCCGAAAGACACTCCCGGTGGCAAAGGTGGCGAGTTCGCGCCGGAAACTGGTGCGGGTGGCGGAAAGGCCGCTCTGCGAGATGCCATTCGCCGGAACTCGCTGGGTAAGCCGATCACCGCTGCCGACGCGAACCTCATTGAGGCGAACGCCAAGGCCGAGCGGAACGCCGCACGCGCACGGCAGGGTGCCAAGTCTCACCGTCCTGCGACCATATCGGAAATGGACCGAGACACGCTGGTCGCTACGGGGTTCACCATCAACTCTCTTGGGCACATCGCGGTCCAGTCGAGGTTTGCCGACAACAGTGGCGCGGCATCTGGCCCTTTGAGGAGCTTCCTTAACGTGAGAGCGTTCGACCTCCACACTGACTATGTGCCACCGTCACTGACGTGGGCGGTAGGAGACCGAACGCTGGCTCGCGTAGAAGTGAAGTGGCCTGTCTACGTAGACATGGGAGACAAGGGGTATGCCTATCAGCGTGATGAGGCATCAAAAGCAAAAATGTCTCCTCGGTTTAACAGAGACCTTCGGCACGCAGCCGGTCTGTACATTGGGCAGTCTATCGACAACACTCCGTTCGTGTTCGCTATCAGCGATAAGGCCGGTATTCGGTTTGGGGAGCCGAGTACGCCCTATCGCCGCACAATGCCAAGCTCTGATGTGGACGACTCCGACGCTGAGGCCCCGAACGAGATGACTCGCCGGAGTAGCGGGACCGTGCGCCGTGGCGCAACGCGCCGCCGTGCCAAGCCAAAGGCCGACGCCTCCCGAACCGCCGAGAAGATCGTAGACGGCTTTATAATGTCGTACGAGACGGGGCGCGTCGATGATGACGCCTTCGGCAAAGGCATTGTCGGGTCCGACGTGCCGCTTCGTATGCTCAAAAGCGTCGGGCACCTCGGCATCAAGGCGCGTCTTGGAGCGCTGAAGCGGGACAGCTACTCGCGGTCGGTGGATATGCACGCCGTGTTGACTACCACCAAGGGCGGGAACTCGGTTGGCAGTATGTCTCGGACGTTCGACATGGACACCAAGACTGTCAAGCACGATTACTTTGAGCTAGAAGACGCCTATCAGGGCAAGGACATCGCTAAGCACATCTTTGCGGCCTCTATTCCTGAGTACCAGAAGCTCGGCATGAAGAAGGTCAAGGTCGGCGCTGGCCTGTCGCGGGGCGGCTATGCGTGGCTCAAGTACGGGTTTGTGCCAGACCGCAATTCGATGGGCTACCTGATGAGCAATCTTAGAAATATGGCAACGACCCCGGCGCGGAAGGCGGCGCTCAGGCTAGTCAAGGAGTCCGATCCAAAAACGCTATGGGCGCTGGCTGACAGTAAGGTCGGCAAGGAGATGCTGTCCGGTCGCGGCTGGAACGGCGTCCTTGACCTCGAAAACAAGGATCAGATGGACCGATTCAACGCCTACGTGGGCAAAGCCAAGCCGATCAAACGGAAGCGTCGTCCAGCAATGATGCGGGTCGGCAAGTCCGGCAACATGGTCATGGCCGAACTTCTCGACAACGACACGCCCCTCGACGCCATGCAGATCGCGGTCTACCGGAGCAATGCGTACACGGCTGGCCTGACGCACGAGGAGGTCAACATGCTGTACCCGCCGCTGGTGACGACTGCTGTGGCCATGCGGGTTCGCGCCAACAACCTTCGGTAATCGTCAAAAGCAGAGACGAGCCGTTCACCCTACGGAGCAAACATGAACGCTAAGGAATTTGCCGCCGACCTACTGAACATCGTGGCGGACGCATTGCCAGACGACTTCCCTGCCAGCGACGAGCTTATGCAGGAGGTCGATGACTTGGTCGAGAAGTTCTTGGAGCCGACGATCCCCGTCATGAAGTTCGACGAGGACAAGCGGATCGTGTACGGTTGGGCGTCGGTCATCTCCAAGAACGGCCAGCAGATCGAAGACCGTCAAGGTGACGTGATCGACGTGGACGACCTCCGCTCGGCGATCCATGACTTCATGAAGCACCGGACCGCTGGCGACATGCACGGTCAGATGGGCGTCGGCGAAGTCGTGGAGTCGATCTTGCTTGACGCCTCAGTCCAGAAGTCCCTTGGCATCGACCTCGGCATGGAAGGCTGGTACGTCGGCGTCCACGTCCCGAACGACGCCGTGTGGGAAAAGGTGAAAAGCGGCGTCTACAAGGCGTTTTCTATCGGCGGCAGTGCGACCCGTGAGCCGGTCACGTCTGAGGATGCGACCAAGTTCCTTGTCGTGAAAGGCCAAGGCCACATGAAGGCAATGGGCGACGGCACGCCGGACAAGAAGAGCGGCTGCAAGTGCGGTAAGTCGCCGTGCAAGTGCAAGAAAGGCGAGTACGCCAAGTCTGGCTCGTACGGCAAGATGCCGTGCAAGTGCGGTAAGTCGCCGTGCAAGTGCAAGAAGGTTGCTAAGTTTAACCCGAACCACGATGCCGCTGCGGGTCCGGACATGAGCAGGAAGCCGAGCGGGAACGCTGGCAATCCGAAGCCACTCGCAGCCAAGAAGCCAAAGGCAGCGGCCCCGGCCAAGTGGCGCACCAACAACTGACTGCACTTACCCACTGAGGATCACATGGCAACACGACTCAAGAAGCTGCGACTGACCGAACTTTCGTTGGTGGATAGCCCCGCCAACGCCGACGCTGTGGTCACGCTCGCCAAGCGGTACGACGAGGAAGAGATTGAGAAGGACGCCTCCGACGAGGGGGCTGAAGACGAAATGGAGATGGACGAGGAGATGGAAGAGGGCTTTGACGATAGTGAGGCTGACGAAACAGACCTTAGCCTCGTCGAAGAGGGAGACAGCGATTCAACCACTACTGAGGACGACAGCATGAGCAAGGCAGCCACTGAGTATCAGGACAAGCAGGGCGAGTCGGCGGAGGACGTAATGAAGAACCTCCCCGAGTCAGTCCGGAAGATGATCGAGGATGCGACTGCGGCTGCCACTGCTGCCACGGAGCAGGTCGCCAAGATGCAGGAAGAGAAGGCCCAGACTGAAGCCATTGCCAAGGCGACGAGTATTGTCGGCAAGGCGTCGGGCAAAGTCGATCTGGTCGCCTCGCTCCTGCGTAAGGCGAACGCCGACGAAGCTGCCGAGATTGAGCGCGTGTTCAAGGCGCACAACGCGGCCCTTGACGCGGCGCAGACGTTTGCGGCTGTGGGGGACCTCGGCTCGGACTCGGATGACGCCTCGCGCATCACCAAGCACGCCGACGAACTTCGGAAGAGCAACCCGAAGCTCACGCGGGAACAGGCTATCGCCAAGGCGATGGAAGAGAATCCCGACGCCTACGAAGCCACCCTCAGCTACTAAGGAGACTTAGACATGGCATACGAACTTATTAGTTTTAAGACGGGTACGCTGGTTGCAGCAGCTGACCTGTCGGCTCTCCAGTACACGTTTGTCACGCTTGACTCGGCGGGGAAAGTCGTGGCAAACACGACCAGCGGCGGCAAGGTGCTTGGAGTTCTTCAGAACCGTCCCAAGGCTGGCGAGCCGTGCGAAATCGTTCATGAAGGAATCTGCCCTGTGCTGGCTGGCGCGGCGATTGCGTCATGTGGCACAGTGATGTCAAACGGATCGGGCAAGGCTATTGCCTCGGCTACGACTGGTTCATCTATCGTGGGGTACGCGCTGGAAACAGCGGCTGCCGCGAACGAAGTGATTTCGGTGCTTGTCAACTGCGCCAGCGGCGTCGTCTAACCCAACGGAGAACTACAGAACATGACGAACATTCGTAAGGCACGCCCCACGCCGGGTGATGTGCATGTTAATGCTCCGCTGACGAACGTCGCAGTGGCGTGGTGGCAGACGCAGACTAACTACGTGGCTGATCAGATTTTCCCGATCATCCCCGTGGCGAAGCAGAGCGACCTGTACTACAAGTGGAACAAGGAAGAACTTCTCCGTGACGAAGCGGCGCCTCGCGCTCCGGGTACGGAATCGGCGGGTGGTCGCTTGTCTGTCTCGACGGACAACTACTCGACCAAGGTCGAAGCGTTCCACAAGGACATCGACGACCAGCTTCGCGAGAACGCGGACTCGGTGCTGGCCCTCGACTCGTCGGCTACCCGTTTTGTCGCGCAGAAACTTCTGACGCGCCGTGAAACAGCGTTCTTCGCGAAGTATTTCACGACTGGCGTGTGGGGCACGGATGCCTCGCCGTCGACGAAGTGGAACGCCGCCAGCTCTACCCCGCGTGCGGACGTAGACGCTGCCAAGATGAAGATTCTCGGCGACACTGGCTTTATGCCGAACGTCCTCGTGATCGGACCGTACGTGTTGACGGGTCTCCGCAGCAACGCGGAAGTCCGCGACCAGTTCAAGTACGTGTCGGCGGATTCCATCGACACGGCAATGCTGGCTCGCTTCTTCGGGGTTGACCGTGTAGTCGTGTCCAACGCGGTCAGCACGACGACCAAGGAAGGGGCTGCTACGCAGACTACTGGCTTCCTCGCTGGCAAGCACGCGCTCCTGATGTACGCGGCCCCGTCTCCGTCGATCCTTGAGCCGTCCGCTGGGTACATCTTCAACTGGACCGGCAACACGGGTTCGCTGGCCGGTATGCGGATTAAGCGCTTCCGCATGGAGCATCTGGCGTCTGACCGTATTGAGGGCGAAATGGCGTACGACTTTAAGGTCGTGGCCACGGAACTCGGGTACATGATGAACGCCGCTGTGTCCTGATCTGCGATAACGCTGTATGTTGAGTGGCCACCCGCAACGGTGGCCACTTTTCATTTCTTCAACCCCTGTGTATCATGGCACACCTCAAAGCTGGCCTCTTTGCCAAGATTCAATTCACGGTCAACGGCACTACGTATGGACGCGATCAGGAAATCCCCGTGGACGAGTTCACGGCGTGGGCACCGGACTCTCTCTCAAATCGCCTGAATAACCAGCACGTCGAGTTCCGCGCCAAGGCCGTGGAAGAGGAAGTGGCCTCCGCCGAAGCCAAGGCGTCGAAGAAGAAGGAAGCCCCAACC